AACCTAAACCAAAAAGAACATCTATTGGTCGAGGTACTGTCAAAATGTCATCCATGAATAAAAATAGAAAACGAACTTTTAAGAAGTATAATAAACAAGGTTAATCAATGAATATTCGTTTTTACTCATTATGGATGAAAAACAGCAAAAAGGCGTAGCCTCTGAATTAATCGCTGAATATTACCTAACCAAAGCTGGGTATATTGTTTATTCTAAAAAATCTGTTCAAAGTCCTGTTGATCTAATTGCTATTAACCCTGAGGATGGAGAAATACTCTTAATTGACGTTAAAACAGCCAGTATAAGGCAAACTAACTTCCAAAAGGGTACAACCATTAGACGATCCCCCAATGAGGAACAGAAACGCCTTAAAGTCTGTTTTTTGTATGTTTATGAGAATAAAATGTGCGAGTTGATCATTTATAAGGATAATACTAGAATAACGAAAATTTTGAACGAGGTTTTAACATGAATATTGAACGACTAAAGAAACAGATTACTCTTTCGGAAGGTAAACAAAGAAAAGCCTATCCTGATCCTCTTGATCCTACGAACCCCAATAAAATGACTATTGGGATCGGACATTTGATTAAATTACCTGATGAGGAATATTTATTAAAAGCAGAATTAAAAGATTATGAAATAGACCAAATATTTATGAGTGATCTCAACCAAGCGATAGACGATGCAAGAAAATTTATTGACGAACATTCTATCCATGAAAGAGCCTTTGAGATAATTGTGGACATGGCTTTTAATCTTGGACTTCCTCGTTTGTCTCTTTTTAAACGACTTAAACAAGCCTTAATAAATAACGACTATGTGAGAGCTAGCGAAGAGATGCTTGCCAGTCTTTGGCATCGCCAACTTCCCAATCGTTCATCCAGACTAGCCGAGGAAATGAGAAATGTTTAATTTATTTAACTCAGGAACAATTAAAGCTGTGGGTGATGTGGTTGATGATTTATTCACGACTGATGAAGAAAGACAACAAGCCAAAATTCAATTAGAAAAAATTCAAGCTAAGTTAAAAGAAAAACAAATGGATATTAATCTGGCTGATGCTAAGTCCACAGCGACAGGTATTAGTGGGATACTTCAACGAAGCTGGAGACCATTAATTGGAATGTCTTGTGCTTTAGCAATCTTTTGGGAATTTGTCTTAAAACAATTCTTAGTATTTTTTCTTGCAGTTTTTAAAATAGAGACTTATCCTTTGCCATCTCTGGATATGTCTGTATTAATGCCTTTAGTCATGGCACTATTAGGAATGGCTAGTATTCGGACATTCGAGAAAGTGAAAAAAGTTACTCAATAGAAGGGAGTAAGGTATGATTAAGAAAACAGCACAATGGCTTATTAGCCTAATCGACAACTATGGAGATTATGCTTCATGGGATAATCTGAAAAAGATTATTATTCTTTTAGTCCTAGCGTACTTAGTACACTGGGGTTTTCATTTATTTTAGTAGGGAATGACCACGATTTTTTAAACAGTTCTTTTGTATCTGTTTATATTCGTATTCCATCTTAGGGGTTAAAAATAAAGTGCCTATTCTTAAATAATAATTATAGACATAGGCAAACCCCTCTCTTGTTTTATTCATGTGTTCTAAGGCTAATTCTCGGCATAAAATGATATCATTAGAGACATTCTCAGCTTTAGAGTCTGGGAAAGTTCCTGATCTACCAGCAGTATCCACCACTGGCTTATAAGTACAATTAGTTATTAGTAAAAATATTATTAGTAGTTTTTTCATTATTTTCTCCCTTTTAAAATTTTTTTAGTTTTAATTAAATAGGGGTCAATCTTTCCCCCATTAAAACAAACAACACATTTAAAATGATTAGGAACAACCTGTATCATCATGGCTCTGGTATATTCTCTTTTACAACGATTACAGACTTCTCTTTGAAAATCTTTGGTTGATAGTTTGGTGACTGACATGAGAGAAGCCAGCTCTTAGGCTGACTCCTTAACTATTTTAAAATTTTTAATCATGTTCTGTTTACCATATTCTTCAGACTCTTGATTATCCTTTACAATAAATTTAGCATTGTAAATTTGACCTTTTTCTAACTTAGGATAAGAAGAAGTAAACCAGACATATTGATTACTCTGGTCATCAACAAACTTATAAATTTCTGAATAACCATATTGAGTTTCAAAACCATGTCTAAAAACTAAAGTTAATTCTTTGACATAATTACCTAATTCAACAAATTCAGATTTTACTTTAACCCAGAAATCTTTTGTCTTTGACTCTAAAATTTCTAAACTAAAACCTGTTTTGATACAGGCTAAATATTTAGATTTTTTAATTTCTCTCCATGATTTAAATTCTACTCTTTCATTAAAACTTTTCCAATAATGACCAAATTCAATTCCAGCAATAACTAGATTATTTTCTACTTTAATTTTTGCCATTCTCTTTTCTAGTCTTACCTCTGCATTTTTATTTAATCTGTCTAGCTCTTCTTTAGTGAAAACTCTTCTTGGAGTAGGATCGATTTTAGTACCATCACATTTAAAACAAACTCCAGCATGAACCCAGTAATAACCAGTCATACCAGTACCACCACATTTTCCACAATATCTATTAGCATGAAGTTTTCCATTATCATCAAATACTTTGTATTGAACCTTTTCGCCATCTCTGAAAAAATATTCTGTCATGATAACCCCCTAAGGGAACAGGCTTACGCCTGCTCCTTTTTAAAATCATCAACCCAAACATTTATAATGTTTTGTTTTACATTTAGGATTAATTGTAACTGCTCTTTATCCTCAAATAATTCTGGCTTGTGAGTTGCTAATGCGATTAAATCTACGATGTTAAGTTTGTTGTTCATTTTGTTCTCCTTGTTAGTTTTATTAATGTTCATAGTTATTTTATACATGAAAATGTTCACAATTACAAATTATTTAAGAACTTTTTTTAAATTTTTTTTATTTTTTTTACGTTGAAAAATAAGGGTTTTTGGGGGATATAGGAGAACTGAACATTAAAATACCCCCCAAAACTGGTTTATGAGATGGTTTTAGACCTACTTTTTGATAATTCAGCCTCATATATTCGAATACCATCTCTAATTGCTGACCATTCCAGATCAGTGTTAAAAGTAAATTTCACTCTGCAATTTGCATAATCTTTATAAGAATTAACAATGCAAAGTTTTGAATGAGAAGCCTGCTGAACATATTCAGCTAATAGATCAACTAAATGCTGGCTTCCGACTGTATGATTGTATGTTTGGTTATTCATTTTATTCTCCTTGTTTGGTTGTAAATTCAATCCCATTCATTTTAATATTGGATTGATAATCATCCTGAACGACCCTAGCCTTAAAACCAAAACCAATGTCAAAGCCTAAAGGTAAAACCCAAAGATGATATTGATTGGCTGTATTGACTAAACGATCCTCAGGGGGATAAATTTCGACAGCATAGCGATTTTGACCATCATTAATTAATTCGTTTTTAATGATTTGAAAATCAGTCCATGAACGAGCTGGCTTTTTATCTATTCTTTTAATAGACAAATAATCCATGTGTCCTTGAAAAGACTCATTCCAGATATAGTTATCGGTTTCTTTTTTCTGATAATGATGAACGCAATAGACATCATTTTCATAAACCTTAGAACGAGATAATTCATTGACTAATTTTTTAGCCTGCTTATGAGTTAGCTGGTGACCTGAACCACCAACTAACTTTTGGACAAATTTAATCCTGTCTTTAAATGACAGCATATCCATATTACTTTTGACTAAGACGAAATTTTCCATAATTTTCTCCCCCTAAATAATCCTCGTTAATCAAACAGTCTTGTAAATATTTTTTGATATCTCTGGTATGAGAATTTTGCTCAAAATATTTATCAATATCCTTACATAAAAAATCTTCAATCCATGATTTGGTTAAATCTATAGGATGAGAAATTCTATTAAGAAGTTTTAGTCTGTCTTTTTTATAAACAGAACGAGTCCTGCCTTGCCAAAATGCGACTGCTATATAACTTCTCTCGTTTTCTTTGACAAAGATTGTTGTGTCCACAATATCTTTATCCTCTAAATATCCGTAATGCATAGTCCAAGTCATACTGTTCTCCCATGAAAATAATATTTTTTGAATAAAGAATATTGATTATCAAATGCT